CGCTTGCGGCGCGTCGGTGATCAACTCGGTCGAGGCGGCAACGTAAGCGTCAGCCGCGTGCGGGCGGAAGATGCGCTGTTCGAACTTCGGTTCGCTCTCTTGAACGTCTGCGCTCTGTTCGCGCCAGATCAGCCGCACTCCGCCGACCAGCGCACTGCTTTCGACGTTCGGCTCTTGGTCTTGCTCCAGCACCGGCAGCGCCAACTCTGCTGCGTTCGTCCGCAGCATCAACGGACCGCGCCCGGCAGCAACCAACTGGTCGAACAGCATCGGCGCGCCAACTGCGCGGATACGCTCCTCGAACTGAGTGGGCACCAGAAACCCGCCGCCTGCGCCGGTCGTTTCGTCCAGCGCTTTCGTACTCTTGTACACCGCGCGCAGACGCTGAACGTCGCCGGTTGCAACGCACTTCAGAAAGTCGCCGAACGAACCCTCGCTTTCGGTGACGGGTCCGGTCGCTACCCCGACGTTATGCGCCTTCACCGCCGCCGCCACCTCGTCACGCAGCCGCGCGGCAATTTCGGCGGCGAGTTCCGACTGGTTCATTACGATTTCCGTCATCTCCTTCGTCTCCTCCTACTTGATGACTAACCGATACGTATTCCTCAGCATTGTGCGTGGCTCTGCGGGCGTCGGCGTAATACTCGCGTCCAGCCCTAAAAGCCAGCGTTTGATGTGCAGCGCGTTCCCGACCGGTTGACGCACCACCAGATGCGCCGCCGTACCGCTCGACCAGCCCAACTCCGGCGCGATCTGGGCGAGATACCGATATTTCGCGTCGAGCAGCCCGCGTATGATAACGCCCTCGTCGGTGATCTCCAACGCGCCGTAGCCGACCGGTTCCTCGACCAGAATAACCCCGCTCGCCGTTTTGATGGGTTGTGTGTGGTTCAACCAGATCGGCGTTTCGCGCAGCCGCCCGAAGTCCGTCTCGACCGAGAAGAACTCGTTTTCGAGATCGGTCGCGTCGGGGCTGCCGAACACCACGAGCAATCCCTCAACGTCGCCGCTCTCGACTGCCTTCAACGCCGCGCCGGGCGCGGTCTGCCACTCCATCTCTCACCTCCCCCTCTCCTTCAGCACCGCGAGCGCTTCCTTCAGCGCCGCCTCTGCCGCGTCCTTCAGCGACGCCCAGCGCCCGCGATGCACCCGCGCTTGCGGCATTCCGTAGACGTAGCGCGCGTAGGACGCGGTGTTCTCGACGATCCGCGATGTTTTCGACAGTTTCTTGATCCGCAATTTCTGCCGTAAGTTACCGGTGCGCCGGTAGCGTGAACCCGCGGGCGGCGGCGGATAGATTTGCATCACGCTGTGCGCCGCTGCTGCGCCGGCGTCAAGCGCGGCTTCGATCTGTGCAGACCTCGGCAGCAGTTTGCGCAATGCGTTATCGAGATCGACAGAGACACTAACCCGCATTTACCCGCTCCAGTCTGACGCCGCACCGACAGCGCGGGTGCGCCGGGGGCCCGCTCCGTCCGCCCCACTCGTCTTCGCGCTTGCCGTGCAACGCGCCGCAAATCGGACACACGCGCTCGTCGTTGGCGGTCTCCCAGATCATCACATACTCCAGATTGTGCTCGGCGCGCAATCCGTCGCGGTACGCCCGCACGCCCGCCGTCGCCGCTTCGGTTGCAGCGGTAATCGCGACGGTCTCGGCGCGCTTCGCTCCAACGACCGGTTCGATCATTGCAACGAGTTCGGCGCGGTCGGCGCCCGGCATCCGTCGCCACGCCGCAACCGCTCGGGCGATGTAGTCGCGCGTGTACGGATAGAGCAACTCCTCAACTTGCCGCCGCGTCGCTTCCTCAGCCCAATCCGCCAGCAGTGCGTCAACGTTGACCGCGACGCCGATCTCGGTACGCATCTCGTCTGCGAACAGACGTGCAATTGTCTCGATGTTGCGGCGCATTGCGGGGTACAGCGTCTCGCTGAACATCTGCGCCGTAATCTCGTCTGCGCCGTCCAGTACGACCCCGCGCAGTTGCTGGAATGCGCGCTTGAGGTCGCGGTACAGTTGCACCTCGTGCGGCATCAGTTCCGGTTCGGCTTCGTCTTTCTTCAGCGATTTCGCTTCAACGTCCGCCGGCTCCTCACTTACCGCGCCGTTGACGCCCGCCAGCCGCAGCGCCGTTCTCACATCGAGACCGGCAGCAACCGCCTCGCGCGCTATCGCCAGCCGGTTGCGCAGCCGCAGCAGTTCTTGGTCTGCCGCGTCCTCAACGAACTGCGGGAGGTCAAGCCGCGCCCGCGCTTCGTTGAGCGTCAGAACGGGTTGCCCGGTCAGGCGCTGGATCGCCTCTGCCTTCTCCAACTCCGAGTTCTGCACCGCGTCAATGCGCGCTTCGTTGCAGCGCAGCGTTTGGTTGTACGCCGCAAAGTGCGGCTGGAGCATCGCCGCAACCTCGCGCGCGCGGGTGAGGATTGTCAGAAGAATAAACGTCTGATAGTCGCGCAGCGCGGTGGCGTAGTTGCTGGCGTTCGAGAATACCAACGACATTGGAACTTGAAACGCAGTAATCATCACTTCCGCTGCGCGCTGGAGCAGTTCCGGTTGCACCGCGTCGGAGAGCGTATCGCCCAGCGTCACCGTTTTGATCTCGCTCGACAGTGCGAGATGCCGAAACGCATTGCGAATGCCGCTGACGAGTTGCCGCAGCCACTGCTCAAACCGCGACCGCTCGGCGTCGGTGGGGCGCTGGGCGAACATCCAGACGGTGGGGCGCACCGCGCCGCGCTCGAAGTACGCCGTCTGGTAGCGCTCGGCAGCCAGCAGTGCGCGGGCTTGCGTGAGCGCGGTCGTCACCAGCCCGACGCCGGGTTCAACCTCGCTTCTTACGGACGGTTCCCAGATGTGCAGCAGTTCGGTTTCCGGCTCCAGCCGGATTTCGGCGTTGTTCGCGCGGCGGATAAACCCAACCAGCCCGCGCCGCGCGTCGGTGACGGGGGTGATGGTGCGCGGGTGCAATCGACGCAGACCGAGCGGCGCTGCCGGATCGCGCAGCAGATACGCCGCGCCGTAGAGACACAGATCGATTTCAACGCCGCGAATGAGCGCCGCCAGACGCTCGGCGTCGAATGCGACCAGCGTACCGCGCCGGGTGGTGATCTCCCACGGCAGCGACGCCAGCGCATTGGCGCGCAACGTCACCGCCGTGCGCACCACCGCAACGCGCTCATACGCCGTCTCTACGTCTACCGCGTCGCCGTCACCGAATACGCCCGTCCAGGCGGACGGAAGGAAATCCTCGACGTTGAGCGCCTTGATCTCGTAGCGCTCAGACGGCGACAGTACGAGTTGTGCGACCGGGTTAGACATCAAACAGCACCTCTGCGCTCTGCGACGCGCCCCACACCGCCAGCGCGAGCGCGATTACCCCGTCGTCGTGAAGTCCTTCGGGCGCGCTGTAGCGGGCGCGACCGGACGCGGAAATATCGACGCTGTACATCTCCAGTTCGTTGAGCAGCCAGTCCAATTCCGGCAGCACAATCGTTCGCTGCTCCAACGCGAGCGCGAGCGTGTCGATCAGCAGCGGTTTCGTTGAGATTGTGGTTGTAAACGCCTGCACCGGCAGCCCGGCGCGGCGCAGTTCTTCGATGTTCGGCGCGCCGATACTGTTGGCTTCCGCAATCACCGCGCCGCGCCCGTTGCGTTCCCAGAACGCCAGCAGCGCGCGGCGCTGCGTTGCGAAATCGACACCAACCAGACGCTCAACGTCAACGACGCAGCGTGTCTGCGGGTCGAGCGCGGCGAATACGGTTGCGTCCTCGTAGCGTCCCCAATCCACGCCGATGACCGCCGCCTCGCTGCTGCGGACGATCTCGCCGACGCAACTGCGGACGTTGCGGAACACCGCGCCGCCGTCGTCGAGGAACTCAGCGTCGAGTTCTTGGCGCGCGGCGCGCTCGGTCATCGCGGATCGCAGCAGCGCAATATCTGCCGGGTCGAGACGCGGGTTGTCACTCGTTGAACGCCGGATCGTCGCCCAGCGCGGGTCTTCCAAAGCAGACTGGTGGATACGCCAGAAATCCCCTCGCCCTTTCGGCGTCCCGGCGAGGATCGCGCGCCCGCGCCGGTCAAGCA